ACAAAACAACATGGATACCACATGGCGGTTAGTTCAATACCTATCACTTTTACTAAGGGAGACTTCATTCGTATGGGAGTTCATCATGACCATAACCCTGATAATGATTTAATTCTGAGTGTCGGGGGAGTAGACCATACAGGTTATTTTAATGCGCTATCTTTAATCTACCTCGGTTCATAAATCATAGGTTAGAATTAACTCACCTAAGATTAGGAGAAATAATGGACAAGAAAACTCAGGCGATGCTTGCCTCATACGGACGCTCATTTTTAGCAGCGGTCACTACAGCATTGATGATTACAAATGGAGACATTCTTGCACTTGATGGAGATGTCCTCAAGGCAATTCTTGCAGCAGGTATCTCAGCAGTTCTTCCAGTCGCAATTCGCGCAGCCAATCCAAAGGACCCTGCTTTCGGCAAGATTGCCGATGGAGTTACTGAGGTAGTTGTCGGAAAACTTACTGCGAAGAAGTCAGCAAAGAAGAAATAAATGCCAGCACCAAAAGGAACCGCTGAACTGCTTGTAGAAATAGCAACCGCTGAGATTGGTTATGTTGAGGAAACAGTTCCCAAAAACAAAACCAAGTATCAAAAGGCTAATCAAGCATGGTGTGGCGCTTTCGTAAACTGGTGCGGCAAAAAAGCAGGAGTTGAAATCCCTAAGACGGTTTACACCCCAGCGGGTGCAGATGCTTTCAAAAAAATGAAGCGTTGGCATGAAGGGGAAGATGTGAAACCTCTTGCTGGAGACATCGTATATTTTGATTTCCCCGCAGATTCGCTTGATAGAATTAGCCATGTTGGAATTGTTGTCAAAGACAATAACGATGGAACAATCACTTGCATTGAAGGCAATACGAGTTCAGATAAAAAAGGCGACCAAAGAAACGGTGGCGAGGTTTGCCTGAAGATTCGCGCCTACAAGAAAAAGAACCGCAACAAATTCAAGCCAAACATGCCAGTTGCCATTGTTGGCTTTGGGCGTCCAAATTTTGATGCTAAGTCACCGAAGGCATAAATATGGCTAACGAAGAAATCCAACCGACTTTAGGAGAAGTAATGAGGCGGCTTGACGACCTGACAATGGAAGTCAAGCAGATGAATCTCAATGTTGGTCAGACCTATCTTCGCAAAGATGTTTACGATGCAGACACAGAAAGATTCGCTCAAGCGATGGAACACATAACAGACCGTCTTGAGAAAATGGAGAGTCGCTCCGAGTGGGTAATTCGCACCGTCGGAGCGCTCTTCATTTCAACAATTGTCGGTGCTTCCCTATATGTTGGGCAGACTTTCGGCATTTGAGTTTGACATAACCAACAGGGGTTGTGTACCCTCTCAAATGAGAGGAGAACAACCATGTCAGATATACAACCAGTTGATGATTTCGAAATCATCGAAGAACCAACCCGCGAGGCTTTTGTCATTAGTGATGACTCGAAGGCTGATTGGGCGATGCGTAAACTCGCATCACTTCGCCGTAAGCAAGCCGACAATAAAGCCATCTTTGACAAGGAAGTACAAAGAGTCACAGAATGGCTCGAGAAGGTCAATACAGACCTCGAAAGAGACGCTGAATGGTTTGAGTCGAACCTCAAGCCTTACGCCCTCACAGAGCGCTCCAATGGGCGTAAATCGCTAGTCCTGCCCCACGGAACAGTTAAAACTACAGCAGGTCGCCCAAAGATTGAAATTCAGAACGAAGTCGAGTTTTTGGCGTGGGCTGAAAAGAGCGAACCTGAGTTGATTCGTGTTAAAAAAGAAATTGACAAAAAGGTTCTAAATGCTTTACTTACCGATTCGGGTGATGTAATATCAACTCAAGGCGAAATTGTGCCATCGGTACGAGTAATTCCAGCCGAGACCTCGGTTTCGTTCGTAATAGCAGATTGAGAGAGGAAATCATGACAGAAACAACAGCACTTCCAATCGCTCAAGCAATGAGCGCAATCATGAAAGAAGTTGGAGCAATCGCAAAGAAAGACAAGAATACTTCACAGGGATTTAATTTCCGTGGAATTGATTCAGTCGTCAATGCAGTATCTCCAGCATTACAAAAGTACGGCGTCATTGTCGTGCCATCAGTTGAAGATTACGAATATGCAACGGTTGAAATTGGACGCAACCGTACTGCCATGGGACATGTGAAAGTAAAAGTTACTTACACATTCATGGGCGGTAATGGTGATTCAATTAAAGCCACGGTAGTAGGTGAGGCAATGGACTCAGGCGACAAGGCAACAGCAAAAGCAATGTCTGTTGCATTTCGAACTGCGTTACTTCAAGCGCTCTCCCTACCGACAGATGAGCCTGACCCTGACTCAACGAGTTACGAGCGTTCAAGTTCCAGAGATGTCTTAGCCGCAAGTGCAGTCTTAACAAAGATTACACAGGCAACAGCCATTGATGCACTTGCTGAAATCGGTCAGTACATCACCACAAACAAAGACTCATACAACCCTGAGTTGCTTGAAAAATTTCGCGTCAAGTTCAAGGAGCAACAGGCAAACCTAATCGTACCTAAATTGGAAGAGGACACCAATGAGACAACAACAGAGGAGCCAATCGTCACTGTTAATGCCTGAGTTGCCTTACGACCAAACTTCAGGACACAGCGGGACGGATACCTCAAAGGCTAGAGCGATAGAAGCGGACAGGTCTGGAAAGACTGCTATGCGTCAGGCTCAAGCAATTGATTTACTCAACGAAAACGATGAACGCGGTTTGACATGGAAAGAGTTCAGTTTTATAACTGGACTTCACCATGGCACCGCTTCGGGTGTACTCTCCGTTCTCCATAAAGCGGGTCGAATTGCAAGACTCAAAGAATCTCGTAATGGCTGTAAGGTCTATGTGGGATTGAGTTGGGTACAAAATCGAGTCATCGAAAAACAAGGGCGCAATAAATGTTGCCCACATTGCGGAGGTAATTTGTGAGCATTAGATGGATAACAAAGGTTTGGTCTGATTCGCCGTATGACGGGACTCGACTTTTAATCCATCTTGCCCTCGCAGACATCTCTCATGATGATGGGCGCTTTTTTGCATCTCAAAAAATGTTGGCTGTCAAGGGTCGCTGTTCCATCGAGTATGTCCGTAAGGTCATCAATCAAATGATTGAAGAGGGACATATCAAGATAATCAGCAAGGGAAACTCTCGAGGTAAGGCTACGACTTATCAACTTTTATGGAAAAAACTACCCAACTCTGTTGGGGAGGCTTTACCTATCGAAGATGACGAACTCCCCAACTCAGATACCCTCCACTCCCCAACTTTGGAGGTCTCACTCCCCAACTCCACTCCGCAGCATCCGTCCTATACATCCGTCCTATCTACAACAAAGAGCGACGAAACTGCTGTCGCAGTTATCGCGCTCGCTGAAGTAGTTGCTAGACGATGGTGGGAAAAGCAAAGAGTTAAACCTCTAGGCAAGGGAGCATGGCACTCGCTCCTTCAGATAACCAAGGCAGCCGAAGTCCGAGGGTATAGCGAGCAAGAGATTGAGTTGGCACTTGATTACATTGGGACAGTTCCCACGATGCGTCAAATGGATTTAGTTCTCAGAGGAGTAGGAGTTAAGACCAAACATGAAACTGGAGCAATCAAGGCAATCGAGTTATCAGAAAAATTACGGAATGAATCTTTCTGACATTGCACTTTTGCTGGGCTTCGTGGGTATCTATGACCTTCGAGTTCAGGTTGATGAATTAAAGGTTCGAGCATGGGCAGAATCTTTAGACTCCGACATGACTTTGGCTGAAGCGAAGAAAATCGTTTCTTTCCATTACGCTAACTCTGACCAAGCAATCAATCCCAGCCATCTTAATCGGCATTGGAGAGTTCGTGTTGGCTCGGAGAAAGAACGCCTTCGAAGTGAAGCGATTAGCCGTGAGTTCGAAGAGGCAAAACAAAATGCTTTGTCGCATGACCAAGTGCAAAAGTATTTAGAAGAGATACGAAAGAATTTTCAAAAGGGGAAAGATGCTTCATTGGAAACTGATAATGGGCAGTTGGCATCTGACCTATGA